ACTTCATTTCTAATAATTTTTATCTTATCACTTTCATATTTTTGGGCAACGTAGTGTGTATTATCCGTAGAAGCGTCATCAATTATAATCATTTCATAATTATCATAGTCTTGTGAAATAACTGACTTAATACATCTATCAATATATTTATCAGAGTTATAAGTAGGCGTTATTATAACTATCTTTTGTTCTGGTTTTCTTGGTAAATAGTTTTCTTCTAAATTTGTAATTCTTCTACCAAATACTTTTCTGACTCTAGAATTAATGTGACTTACTTTTCTATAATCTTCTTTTGATAAGTAATGGCCTAATTTTTTAAATAAATGTTGTTTCCATTGTAAGGCAACCGTATCCCAACCAACACAACCTTTAATTTGATTACAAGCATATTGTTTTTGTTGGTGTAAATATCTATTGTGATGAGCCTTTATTACAGTGGTGACAAATCTATTTATTTGGTTTACTTTAGGAATAGATGGAAATAAACTATTAGGTTCTATTGCATAATCTATTAAATAACAAGCTTCACTAACTGCTGTTTCTTCTAAAGCACCAAAACGTGTACCAATGATAGGTGTATTATATGCTATTGCTTCTAAAGATGATATACCAAATGTTTCAGGAAAGGCACCTGGAAATAATTTATAACTTGCCATGGCCAATATATTTGCTATTTCATCTTGTCTAATAACGCCTGTAAATGTTACACTTAATTTTTTATAAAGAGGATTGTTTTTCAATATAGTCCATTCTTTTCCTTGAGCATCCATTTGTCCACCCTTAAATGTATAAAAACCACCAATACATATTAATTTAGCTTCAGGTATTTTTGCTTTTATTTTTGGCCATATATCCACAACTAAAGGTTTCATACCTTTTGTGTAAGCTGCATTGAAAACATATAAGTGAGGATCCTTTTTTCTTATATCAATATCATTTCTATAGGTTACTATTCCATTTCTAGTTTGAAAAAATTTATGTTTTAATACTTCCATGTTTCTTCTTTTACCATGGTCACAATTTAAAACATAAGTTGAATGGAAATCAGACAAAGTAAATATTTCATTTATATGTTCATTTACAAGTAAGCTTTCTAATAAGTGATCTCCGGTTGCAAATGTATCATGCATCCACATTACTTTCCATTTTGCATTTTGAACTATTGCAGAATACCTTCTAGGATTGAATTGTTTGAATTGGTTGTATAAAGTACTTGGTAAAAATGGAACGATTGTTCTTAAAGATATAACAACATCAAAACTAAAATCACTTTTATAATCAAAAATTGAATTATCTAAATATTGTACACCATCATAAATACCTTCTTTTGCAAGATTAGGATCACTTAAACAGTTATTAAATATAGTAACTTTGAAACCGAATTTGGCTAGTTCTCTAGCCATTAAGATAGTCGCAGACTCGGAACCTCCAAGGCCACGTTTCTTTAAAGTGTCTCCATCATAGGGAAGACCAATTATATCTAAAAATGCGATAGAAATCATTTATAATTTTTCATTTTGAGTATCAATTCACTACAGATTATTTATAAATATACTATAACAGAGTTACAAAAAAAAGTCAATGCTTGGACTTAACATGAGGGGGATAAGAATTAAGACATGCCAGTAATTAAAGGCGCAGGAGTAAGAGTAGGCCTAGGGCGTATAGGTTATACTGGATCGGCGGGTACAGCAGGTTTCACAGGTTCATCTGGAGCTGCTGGAGTTGCAGGCTCACCCGGTGGTTATTCCGGTTCACAAGGATATTCAGGATCAGTCGGAGGTTTAGGTTATACAGGATCAGCAGGTGCAGGTTACACTGGATCAGCAGGTGCTGTTGGTTATACTGGATCAAAAGGCGATCTAGGTACAGTAGGTTTCACTGGATCAGTAGGTGCAGGATACACAGGATCAAAAGGTGTTGATGGTACAGATGGTTCGGATGGCGCCGTTGGTTTTACAGGATCAACAGGTGCAGGTTTCACTGGTTCAAAAGGTGATATTGGAGCTACAGGTGCAATTGGATTTTCAGGTTCAAAAGGAGATACAGGAGCTGCTGGTGTAGTTGGATTTTCAGGTTCAAAAGGAGATACTGGAGGTTTAGGTTTTACTGGATCAACAGGTGCAGGTTTCACAGGATCAGTTGGTGCTCAAGGACCAGGTGGTGGTTATACTGGATCAAAAGGAGATTCAGGAGCTGCTGGTGCAGTTGGTTTTACAGGTTCAAAAGGAACTTTAGGTTATTCAGGATCAAAAGGAGATTCAGGAGCTACAGGTGCAGTTGGATTTTCAGGTTCAAAAGGTGATTTAGGTTATTCAGGATCAAAAGGTGACGCAGGAACAGCCGGCGCTGTTGGTTTCACTGGTTCAGTAGGAGCAGGATTTACAGGATCAGTAGGTGTAATTGGTTTTACTGGTTCAGCAGGTACAGGTACAGGTTCTCCATTTGTATTTACAACTTCAGGAGATTATAGAACACTTACAGGTTATAAAGAAGGTAGTACAACAAATACAATTAGAACAGCAGAATTTTCAAGTGATCTTTTAAGATTAACTTTAGCAACATTTACTCCAACTTTTTCAGCAAGTAGTTCTCCAACTTCTCCAAAATGGGATCAACCAGTTACAGGATTTTCTGTATCAGTAGATAACCCTAGTGACGTTACATCGGATTTTATAAGTTCAGTTTACTCTATCACTCAAACAAGTGGAAGTGTTAACGGTACTTTAAGTAATTATTCAGCAGGTAGTTATTCATCAACGCCAGCTGGTGGTGTAGATTGGAATCAATCTTTCACTACAAACAATTCAAGTTCATTTATTAGATCAACATCAACTACTCGTACTGGTGGTTCAGCAGGAGCTACAATTAAATTTAATCATAACGATGGTTCTGAATCAGAATATACAGTTTCAGATACTAGTTTCTCACTCAATTGGGGAACAGCTTCTCATAGTTTATCTAAAAGCAATGTTTCAGGCGAAACATTTTTAAAAACATATTCAAGTACCTCTTACTCTACTAATGTAAGTAATATTTTAACTAATAGTAATACTTCACATTTGTTAACATCAGCAGGAGGTTCTTTGAACAACACATCAGGAAGTGGATACGTTAGTGGAACTTTTACGTTTACTGATCCAATACATAAGAATAATACTGGAACAACACGTACAATTTCAAACACAACGACTTTCACTAGACCTGTAAACGTAACCGGTTCATCGTACACCGACACGCAATCATCAACAACTTCAAACGTATCTGCTACATTTTCATATCCAAGTTTTTGGATTTGGAGTACAAGTGTAGGATCCCCTCCCACACTTACAGATATAATAGATGATAGTACGTCAACCGGTTTCGACTCAGCAGCAAATCAACTAGCCAATCAGACTCATGATTTTTCCGTCCAAGCAGTGAACAATAGTGATTCTAATCCTCGTGCTTTTTGGTTTGCTGTCAGGAATTCGGTTACACAACCAACAACATTTAAAACTGGTGCTAGTGCTGGATTATTAAGTGATGTATCTACTACAGATGGTGGAACAATTGGCTTAATACAAACAGCAGCGCCATCAGGATTCGTTGCTGAAGATTATCACTTATACGGATTTACTTTACAACCAGGAACAACATATGTGGAGATTAGCTAATGGCAAGTAATTACGATGGATTAACCCGAAACGTCTGGCCAGGTACATGGAGTACCGGCACTAATGCTCCAATTGTATTAGATACAGAAGTTAGAGGTACACTCCATTCCATAACAGGTAACGTTAGTGATAGATTAACAGATATTGCTGGAGCAAGAATCCAGGAAGGTATGTTAGTTTATGTTAAGAACACATATACTTCCGGTTCCACAACTTACACAGGCGACAAGTATTACACTTATAAACTTTTAGGTTCAGAAGTTCGTAGTACCATAACAGGTGCTGTTCCAAATGCGGACGGTAACTGGTCATTATTCAGTACAAGTGGTGGAGTAGGTTATACAGGATCAGCAGGTGCAATTGGTTTTACAGGATCAAAAGGAGATACTGGTACAGCCGGCGCCGTTGGTTTCACTGGCTCAAAAGGAAATTTAGGTTATACAGGATCAAAAGGAGATACTGGCGCTGTAGGTTTTACAGGATCAAAAGGAGATATTGGTACTGTAGGTTTTACAGGATCAAAAGGTGCTGATGGTGGAACAGGTGCAACAGGATTTACAGGATCAAAAGGAGATATTGGTAGTGTAGGTTTCACAGGATCAAAAGGTACAGCAGGTACAGCTGGCGCCGTTGGTTTTACTGGATCAAAAGGAAATTTAGGATATACAGGATCAAAAGGCGATCAAGGTATTCAAGGTATAATAGGATTTACAGGATCAAAAGGTGATCTTGGATCAATTGGTTATACAGGATCAATTGGGTATTCAGGATCAAAAGGCGATCAAGGTGTAATTGGTTATTCAGGATCAGAAGGAAATTTAGATGTTACATTAAATTCAGTTCCACCTGCTTCAGCAGGACTTGGAGATGTTTGGATAGATGACGCAACAGGTATTCAATACTTCTACATGAATGACGGCAACAGTAATCAATGGGTAGAATTAGCAAATGCTGGTATAGTAGGATTTACAGGCTCAACTGGATTTACAGGTTCGGCAGGAACAGGAGGAAGTTCTATAACAGTTGGCAATAGTGCTGTGACAGTAGTTGATACTGGTACAGATGGCGAAGTTACTATAAAAACTGAAGGTACTGACCGTTGGGATATTACAAATAGTGGACATTTATTACCTGTAGCAAATTCAACATATGACATAGGTAGTGCTGATAGAAAAGTTAGACACTTATTCTTAAGCGATAACAGTTTAAAAATGGGAGAAAATGAAGTAAGCATTGGACTTACAAGTGATAAATTAACAATAGCAGGTTCTCATATAACAACAAGTGAATACATAGCGAATGAAGCTCCAGGCACTTTAGATATAACAAAACGTAATCACTTTATTACATCAAGTATAAATTATACACTTGCAGACGGCACTTATATAGGACAAGAGTTAATTTTCTATAAATCAGGTATAACAACATCAACATATAGCGATATTACAGTTTCTAACGCAAAAGTTGTTAGTATTGTTACAGGTGCAACAGAATTAAAAGCTTCACATATATGGAGATTAGATACTACAGGTGGCGTTTATGCCAATACCTTCTCCTGCGTATGGGATGGTACCGGTTGGTGCCTAAATGGTGGTACAATTGGTACGTAGTTAAAATAAATTTGACAAATACTGTATTATATGTCTTGTGCAGTGTTTATGTATTATAAATAGAATGTAGAAAGAACGAAACCTTTCTTACAATATAAAATAATTGATATAAGATGTATAGTATTGAATTTTTTAATTAAAAAAGACAAAACATAACAATAAATTAGGAGACAAACAAAATGGCAATAAACTTTCCAAATAGTCCCTCGTTAAACGATCTATACACACTCGGCACACGTCAGTGGAAATGGAACGGAAATGGGTGGGCGCTACAGCCGTTAACAGCAGGTTTCACTGGATCAATCGGTTACACCGGTTCTAAAGGTGATATTGGTTTTACAGGCTCTTTAGGTGCTACTGGTTTAGGATTCAACATTGCGAAGACTTATACAAGTGTTGCAGCTCTATCAGCAGACACATCACCAAGTGGCATAGTCACTGGTGAATTTGCTATAATTGAAAATGGATCACTAACAGACGCCGAAAATTCTAGATTGTATTTATGGAACGGAACAGTATACTCATATGTATCTGATCTTTCTGGTACAATTGGTTTCACAGGTTCTAAAGGTGATATTGGTTTTACAGGTTCTAAAGGAGACATTGGTTTCACAGGTTCTCTAGGAGCTACAGGTGCTCAAGGAGTTATAGGATTTACAGGATCAAAAGGTGATATAGGATTTACAGGATCAAAAGGTGATATAGGATTTACAGGATCAAAAGGTGATATAGGATTTACAGGATCAGAAGGAAACCTTGATATTACAACTGCCGCTACTCCACCTACTTCAGGTGTTGGAGAGGGAGACATTTGGGTAGATAACGCTACTGGCGTACAATATTTCTACTACAATGATGGTAACTCAACTCAATGGGTTGAATTATCAAACCAAGGTATTGTTGGATTTACTGGATCAAAAGGTGCTCAAGTAGCTACTATTGATTCATCTAATTTCAGCTCAGCTGTGACGTTGTTAATTAAAAACTCTAGTGGTGTTACACAAAAAACAATCATAGGAAACGCTACGTAATAGTAGCAGATAGTTACGTAATAATAATTATCTTTAACAGAAAAAAGAAGGAGAAAATAGAATATGGCTACACGAAACCCATTAATATACAGTGGGGGAAATTTAATTGAAATGACTTCAGCTCAGATTGACGCTGTCGTTGATAATATTGTTTATCAATATTCTCAAAGTCCGTCAGTTGTTCTGTCTGTTCAAGGTAGTGGTGGTAGTTTAGGAGCAATAAGTGATACTAGACTACAAGCAGGAACGCATTCGACTCATGCGTCCTCTTTTCCTAGTCAAGGAACAACACAAGACCCACAAACAGTTACAGTTAACTATGACAAAGTAGAAGAAACAGTCACTCCCGGTTCGCCGACAGCTGACTCAGGCAAAACTTGGCCAATTTACTACACAAGTGGTGGAGAAGTTCAAGCAATGCCTTTAGCAGATATTAAGGATACGTTCTTACATCCTGCTATTGATCTACTTACAGCAAGTACTACAACAACGCAACAAGGGGGTACATATTTTGTATCAACTGCTGCTTCTGTTGCTGGTGCCACTGAAGTTAGTGGAGCATCCACGCCGATATTTGTAGACACAAGAGCCAACACAGGCTCTTATGCTGCTGGTACGATTGGATCACACGCACTTGATAACCCTACAACGATTACTAGTTACTATTTACAAAGAGTAAATGGTGCTACGTCTTCATACGCAAGTCTTTTAAATATAGACGGATCAAATGATCTACAGGAAACTGGTGCAAGTTTTGACACACTTTGTCAAGCTTGGATTAAGTATACAGCTGCTAGTTCAGGAGACGGATATACTATTAGATATAATTTCAACGGATCAGGAACGACAAGAGGATCAGGTATGGCTAATACTATACTAGATGGTGCTACTTACGCAACTAATCAAGTTGGAGGCGATGATTACAGAGCTCAGGAGTTCCCTGGAGGATCAACATCCACAGCGGCAACTCACGTATTAAAGATTGTAAAAGCATAATCTAAATACGCTAGTAATTAACTAAACGAAATTAACCCCCGGCACTTCGGTTCCGGGGGTTTTTTATTGGAAAATAGCTTACTTAAGCATTGTATAAATATTATAAATATGGTGAGAGAACAATTAAAGGATAGAAAATGCCAAGCATAAATTTTCCGAGTGGTCCGTCGCTCAATGATACATACAATCTAGGTACTCGTACTTGGAAATGGAATGGTGAGGCGTGGGCTTTACAACCACTAACAGGTGGTTTTACAGGATCGCAAGGATTTATAGGTTATTCAGGTTCAAAAGGAACCTTGGAAGCAGCTTCAGATAATACATTAAACAATAATATTAAAGTAATATTTGGTGACGCTGGTGAACATATCTATGGCGATGGTACAGATTTAAAAATAATATCAAGTGGTAATGTTTCAATAACAGGTTCTCTAACATTAAGTAGTGGAGTTACCAATTCAACAAGTATTCAGATTAAAGATTCAAGTGGTAATGTATTAAAAACTATGTATGGTACAACAAGTTAATTAAGGATAAATATAAACATGGCAACACCAGCAACAAGAGAACAATTAAAAGATTACGCTTTAAGATCATTAGGTCAACCAGTTATAGAGATTAACGTTGATGAAGATCAATTGCAGGATAGAATAGATGAAGCTATGCAATACTATTCTCAATTTCATATGAATGCAATAAGAAGATGTTATCTAAAATACGAATACACACAAACAGATTACGATAGAATTGTAACAAATGGAGATGTTTCAGAATCAATAACTAAAACTGGTATTACAAATACTTGGAAAGAAAATCAAAATTATATAATTGTTCCTGAAACAGTTATTTCGGTTACAAATATTTTTCCATTTTCAAGTAAAGGAAGTTTAAATTTATTTGATGTAAGATACCAAATGAGATTAAATGATTTGTATGATTTTTCTTCAACATCGGTAGTTAACTATGATGTTGTATTAAGACATTTAGATTTTTTAGATCATATTTTAGTAGGTGAAAAACCTTTAAGATTTAATCAAAATGATAACAAATTATTTGTTGATATGGATTGGAAAGAAGATTTAAGAGTCGGTGAACATTTAGTTATAGATTGTTTTAGAAAATTAGATCCAGCAACTAATACCGATATATATAACGATCAATGGTTAAAAAGATATGTAACTGCTTTGTTTAAAAAACAATGGGGAGCAAACTTATCTAAATTTAATGGCGTTGCTATGATAGGTGGAGTATCACTTAACGGAGGTCAATTATACTCCGAATCACTAACAGATATAGAAAAATTAGAAACAGAAATTAGAACAACATTTGAAGAGCCTCATAACTTTCTGATAGGGTAAACAACTATGGTAGTAATGAATCCATATTTTCAGTCAGGCGATGGTATTGGGAATGCATCCGAAAAATATCTTTACGAAGATTTAATCATAGAAGGATTAAAAATATATGGTAATTTAATTTACTATATGCCAAGAAGTATTGTAAATCAATCTTTGGTTTTAGGTGAAGATGTTAATAGTAAATTTAAAAATGCTTTTCCTATTGAAATGTATTTTGAAAGTACTGAAGGATTTGCAGGTCAACAAGAATTAATTAGTAAATTTGGATTAGAAATTAGAGAAGATACAACTCTAATGGTTTCTAAAAGAAGATTCCATAATAAAGTAAACGTAAAAACAAATTTAGAAGTACCAGGTAGACCTAACGAAGGAGATATTTTATTCTTTCCTTTGATGAATAGTTTCTTTGAAATTCAATTTGTAGAAGATCAGGAACCTTTCTTTCAATTAGGTAATTTACCTGTTTATAAATTAAGAGTTACACGTTGGGAATATGCAAACGAAACAATTGCTACTGGCGTTGCAGGTATTGACGCTAAAGAAGCTAAATATTCTGTAAACTTATTAGTAGATAGATTTACTTTAGAAGATGAAAAAGGTACAGTACAATTAGAACAAGATGACACTAAATCTGGTAATGCTAATTTCTTAATTAATGAAAGTTATGACGCAACAAAAACAACTGTACAAACTCAATCTGATTATGCACAAAATTTAGATTTAGATACGGCAGCCGGTTTTGATACAGAATCCGTAACAGATGATGTATTAGATTTCACTGAAAGAAATCCATTTGGAGAGGTAGATCAATAATGTTTGGAACACCATTTTACAATGAAGGATTAAGAAAGATTATAATTGCATTTGGACAATTATTCAATAACATTGTTATAGAAAATGTCAATAGAACAACAGGCGCTGTTACAAAAAGAATAAAAGTTCCTTTAGCATATGCACCTAAAGAAAAGTTTTTAGTTCGTTTAGAACAACAACCAGATTTAACTGATAGATCATTTGCAATAACTTTACCAAGAATAGGATTTGAAATATCAGGATTACAATATGATCCTAGTAGAAAGTTAACAAGAGTTCATAAATTTAGAAAAACAAAAGTAGATTTATCTAGATCACAATCAGCCGCTTTATTAGATAGAGTACAAATGGAAGATGAGAGTGGTCTTATTATAAATGAAAAAGCAAATGCTACTACAGGTCATGCAGAATATATATTACATGAAACAGATTCTAGTGGTTTAACTTCTTCAGGAGCAAAAAATAGTTTTAACTATACACCTGTACCATATAACATAAGTTTAAATGTTTATGCCTTTACAGCAACTGCTGAAAATGGTTTACAAATTGTAGAACAAATTTTACCTTTCTTTCAACCAGATTATACGGTTACAGTAAATGTTTTACCTGAAATGAATATAAAAAGAGACGTACCAATTATTCTTAACACTATTAATTATGAAGATAGTTATGATGGTGCTTTTACAAATAGAAGAGCAGTAATATATACAATGAATTTTACAGCGAAGACATACTTATTTGGTCCTACTTCTAATCAAGGTGTTATCAAAAAAGTACAATCAGAATTATATACATCTTCAAATTGGGATACTGCTTCACGTGAAGAAAGAATAATAGTTGTGCCTGATCCAATAACAGCTGACGCTGATGATGATTTTGGATTTACAACAACTATAAGTAATTATACCGATGGTAAAAAATATAACCCAAAAACTGGACAAGATGAGTAATGGAAAGAGATAGACATAGACAACTGAATGAACATACTGCTAAAAATAATAGAGAAAAAAAAACTTTAGAATTAACTAAAAGTATGAGAAAAGAAGTTAATATTGGTGCAACAGGTACACAAAAATATAGAATTAAAGTAGGACCTAATAAAGGTAAAGTATTATAATGAACAATATAGAAGACAAAGTAAATGAAATTTTAGGTATTGAGACTGCAACTGAAAACGCTGTGGTAGAAAAAAAAGAATTTAAACCTCTAGTTCCTAGAGTTGAAGATAAAGATAAGACAGACGTAGATAACGATTACAAATATAGTAGAGATAACTATTTCCATTTAATTGATAAAGGTAATGAAGCTATTGATGGTATATTAGAAATTGCAAAGGAAGGTCAACACCCTAGAGCATATGAAGTTGCAGGACAATTATTAGGACAAGTTGCAACTACAGTTGATAAATTACAAGACTTACAAAAGAAATTAAAAGAATTAAAAGAAGTACCAAAGATTGCAAGTACAAATGTTAAGAATGCTCTTTTTATTGGATCAACTGCTGAGTTACAAAAGATGTTAAATAGAAAACAAGAAGATGAGAATATTGAAAGCAAAAACGTTACACCCGAACAAAAGGATAATACCGATAAGTGATATAACTTATCTTAAAACCTACGGCGTACCGTTAAAAGAATTATTAGATGGACAAGAATTGATTAAACCGATAGAGGTTTACACACATAAAATAAGTGAGAATATTAGATATGGAGTTAATGGAAAAATATATATGGAGAAAAAGTGGAGTGTACATAAAGGCAACCAAAGATTAAAAGCTGCCTTAAAATTAGGTTACACACACATAGAGGCAATAGTAATAAATGAGTGAAGCATATTTAGGAAACCCGAATTTAAAAAAGATTAATACACCACAACATTTTAGTAAAGAACAAATATTAGAATATCAAAAGTGTGCTGAGAACCCTATTTACTTTATGGAAAATTATATCCAGATTGTATCACTTGACGAGGGTTTAATACCTTTTAAGATGTATGATTTTCAAAAGACAATAGTAAATACGATACATGATAATAGATTTACAATCTGTAAACTACCAAGACAATCAGGAAAATCCACAACAACAGTATCATATCTTTTACACTTTGCATTATTTAATCCAAACAGTAATATTGCCATACTTGCCAATAAGTCCTCTACTGCTAGAGATATTTTAAGTAGAGTACAATTAGCATATGAAAATTTACCAAAGTGGTTACAACAAGGTGTAATTAATTGGAACAAAGGTAATATAGAATTAGAAAATAAATCAGTTATTGTGGCAGCTGCTACATCTTCAAGTGCTATAAGAGGTGGTTCATATAATATAATATTTCTTGACGAGTTTGCTTTCGTACCTACTAATATTGCTGAATTGTTTTTTAGTTCAGTTTATCCTACAATATCTGCTGGTACAAAAACTAAAATGGTTATAGTATCTACACCTTATGGTATGAATATGTTTTATAAACTTTGGATGGATTCTCAAACCAAAAAAAATGATTATATACCTATTGAAGTACATTGGAGTGAAGTACCAGGACGTGATGAAAAATGGAAAGAACAAACTATACGTAATACAAGTGAGGAACAATTTCAACAAGAGTTTGAGTGTGAGTTTTTAGGTTCTGTAAATACTTTAATATCAGCTACAAAAATTAAACAAATACCTATTATAAATCCTATAAAATCGGCTCAAGGTGTTGATATATACGAAGATAAAATAGAAGGACATACTTAT